GTTTGCAACGCCATGGGATGTACAGGCCAAGGGTTACATGGGCGAGGATGTGTATTTCTGCAAGTTGTTGCGGGATAACGGCATTCCGTTGTATATTGATCATGACCTGTCCAAGCAAATTGGACATATAGGAACCTTCGAGTATAAGCACGAGCATACTTGGGCACTCCGACCGATGGAAGATGAGCGCAGAAAAGCAGCTGGCGCTCCGGTCGAAACTCAAAAGGTGGCTTGATGGCACTCGACACATTCAGCGGACTCAAATCAAGCATTGCGGATTGGATCAACCGCGATGACTTAACGTCCGTCATTCCATCGTTTATTGTTTTGGCGGAAGCAACGTTTAACCGCACGATCCGCACACGCGATATGGTGCAGCGCGCAACGGCATCACTTGATACGCAGTACACGGAATTGCCAGCCGATTTTCTGCAAATGATCAACATTCAGTTGAACACAGCAACGCCTATGAAGTTGTCATTTGTGAGCAACGAGCAAGCCGACGATTTGCGATCCACTTACTTTGCAGCCGCCAACGAGCCCAAGTATTACTCGATTGTCGGCCAAACGTTTGAAGTGATCCCTTCGCCTGGTGGAGAGTACACCGTCGAAATGTCGTATTACAAAAAGATTCCGGCGCTTTCAGATAGCAACACAAGCAACTGGTTGCTTACGAAATCGCCAGCCATGTACCTATATGGCGCATTGGTTCAGAGCGCACCTTACTTGCGCGATGATGACCGCATCACTACCTGGGGCACCTTATATAAGGAAGCCTTTAACGATCTAATGCTTGAAGAGCAAAGGTCAAACTTTAGCGGCACCACGCCGCGCATGAGAGCAAGGAGCTACTAACATGGCAGGTTCATTTTCAGATTATCTTGAAGATAAAGTGATGAAGCATGTGTTTACCAACACGTCTTACACGTCGCCATCTTCGCTTTACGTTGGACTATTTACCGTTGCACCTACGGATGCTGGCGGCGGTACGGAAGTATCGGGCAACAGCTACGCACGCACCGCGGCAACGTTCAGTGTGACAGGTACATCGCCAACAACAGCATCCAATTCGGCTAACGTTGAATTTCCAACGGCATCCGGTTCATGGGGTACGGTTGTGGCGGCTGCCATTTTCGACGCAAGCACATCAGGCAATATGCTGTCATGGGCCGATCTAACGGCAAGCAAAGCAGTTGGAAGTGGTGATGTATTCCGTTTTGCAACTGGGAATCTGTCAGTCACTTTGGCGTAAGTGAATGGCCCTTAACTATGGCAGTGGTGCTTACGGCAGTGGCAAATGGGGAACCGATGCGCCTGTCGATAATTACGGCGTTGGTGCCTATGGCCTGGGGAAGTATTCCGCTCCAGATGCCATTGAAGCCGAGGCCGTTAGCACTGCCGTATCTAGCGCAACCGCAGATGGCGAGAAAACGTCAGGCGGATTGGCTAACTATGGATTCTATGCCTATGGTTCAGGGCCATATTCGGCGGGTGCTGGCGTTATTAGCGCAACCGCTGAAGCAAATTCAGTTTCAACGGTTACGGCAACTGGCACCATCATTCAAGATGGCGCAGCCGCAGCAGCAAGCGAATCAACGCAAACGGCTAGCGGAACGGCTATACGCCAAAGTGATGCGCCAGCATCAAGCGATACCAGTGCAACAGCAACCGGGCAAATGGTTGCCGATGGCACGGCAACTGCCGCATCAACATCAACGGTTAGCGCAAGTGCTGAAGTTGTTTCTGGTCAATCGGCATTTGCCACAAGCACAAGCGAAGCAACTGCAACAGGCGGCATTCTGTTCTCGGGAACAGCTGCCGCTGCAAGCGATTCAACACAAACTGCGCTTGGCGGTATACGGTTTAGCGCAACCGCTAGTGCAGTATCCGAAACAAACGCAACGGCAAGTGGTGCATTCCTTCAATCAGGAACCGCAACCGCAACCAGCACAACCACGGCAAGCGCATCAGGAGAATTTGTCAGAGATGGCACCGCGCAGGCCGCCAGCACCAGTGAACAGTCTGCAACAGGGATTGCGGTTCGCGGCGGCATTGCGCTTGCCGTGTCTGAATCAACGGTTACGGCAAACGCTGAAATTGATGCAGGTTCACAAGCTATTGCCAATGCCATATCAAGTGCAACGGCTGATGCAAACGTTGATGCAAGTCCGCAAGCACAAGCTAATGCCGAATCAAGCGTTACGGCATTGGCAACTGTTACTTGGTATGCAAGGGCTGCTGGTTCAGAAATTTCATCCATGTCAGCCGATGGCGGTTTGAAATGGGAACCCGTTGCACCTGTAACCACCACTTGGACAAACATCACAGATCCGTCCAACATATGGACGCCAATCAATTCACCATGGCGGGATGCCGCCTAACGAGGTAAATCATGGCCGACACAACAACCAGTAACCTTTCACTTACCAAGCCTGAAGTTGGCGCGTCAACAGACACTTGGGGTTACAAACTCAACACAAACATGGATACGCTCGACGCGTTATTCGCTTCCGCGGGTAGCGGCACGAGCGTTGGCTTAAACGTTGGATCGGGCAAGACGCTTGCGCTTGGCGGCAACATGACGGGCGGGGGAACGATCAACGGTGTTTCGATTGGACAAACCGTTGCCGGTGCCGGATCTTTCACAACGCTTACAGCGTCAGGTAATGCAACGCTTGGCGATTCAACGACAGACGTTGTAACGGCATCAGGCAAGATGGTGATTAAGCCTGTTGTTGAAACGGCTAATGTTGCAGCCACACAAGCAACGGGAACGGTGAACGTTGATCTGACCGAGCGTGCCGTTAATTACTACACGTCAAACGCTTCAGCCAATTGGACGTTTAACTTTCGCGGTGATGCAGCAACAACGCTTAATAACTTCATCACAACGAACCAGTCGATTACTTGCGCGTTCCTGGTAACGAATGGATCAACGGCTTACTACCCGACTGGTTTCCAGGTTGACGGTACAACGACTAATGTTAGCGTGAAGTGGCAACAAGGAACGGCGCCTTCAGCGGGTAATGCGTCATCCATTGATGCTTATGTGTTTAGCATTGTGAAGACAGCCGCCAGCACTTACACGATTTTGGCGAGCCAAACCAAGTTTGCTTAAGGAGCAGAAAACATGCCTGTTCTTTCAACACTTGGCGCGGCAATTGCCAACGTTTATGGGTTCACGTCCGGCCTGATTAAAGATCAATACTTTAATTTAGTGTCACTTTTGTTGCCAGGCAACGGCACCAACGGCGCTACCAACAATTCCTTCGTTGATTCCAGCACGGCAAACAGCGGCACTGGATGGCCTATCACCCGCAACGGTGACACTACGCAGGGAACCTTTAGCCCGTTCTCACAGACGGGGTGGGGTGTTTATTTTCCTGGGAGTACGAGTACATGGATAAATGCCCCAGATAATGCAGTTTTGGAGTTAGGGTCAAATGACTTCACAATTGAATGTTGGGTATATGCAACCTCATCCTTTTCTGCATTAAGAACATTCACTTCAAAATACAATCATTTTGTTTTAAGTATTAATACAACTCCAGCATTGTCTTTTAATTGGTACGGTTCTTCGTCATCTTCATCAATTGGGACGCTTGTAGACACATCAATAAACAAATGGCATCACTTTGCAGTTTGCAGATCTGGCAGCACGTTATATATGTTTCAGAATGGGCAGCAACTTAGCCTTACAAACTCAACAATTACTGGGACTCTTAATAATGATGCGACAGGGCCAATGATTGGTGGTAATTCTAATCAATCAGGCGGATCAATTATTTCTGCTAATGACCCATGGATTGGTTACATTTCAAATTATCGCTTGACAAATGGTGCTGCGCTTTATACATCAGGTTTTACGCCTAGCACCTCACCATTAACAACAACAAGTCAAGGCGCATCAGCATCACAGGTTGAATGGCTAACTTGTCAGTCCAATCGTTTTAAAGACAACAGCAATAATGATTTTTCTTTAACAGTAACAGGCTCACCCTCAGTCACCCCCTTCTCCCCCTTCGCACCAACGTCCTCCTACAGTGCTGCCGCAGTGGGTGGTAGCGGGTACTTTGATGGGAGTGGGGATTATTTGAATACTGCTAGCGATGCGGCCTTTACACTAGGGTCTTCCGGCGACTTCACTATTGAAGGTTGGATTTACGCAAACGGTAATCAACCAACAGGTTCCGGTGGAATAGTTGCAACCACAGCCTCCGATTGGAGTTCTGGTTTTGCCAATACGTGGACTTTGCGAATTGTCAGCACCACTTTAGGATGGCTTAACGATTCAGGCAGTAATTCAATTACAGCGACTATTACACCGAATCAGTGGTTTCATGTTGCCGTAGTGCGATCTGCATCCACGATTACTATGTACGTCAATGGATCATCTGCGGGGACACAAACAACCAGTCAAGCCTATACAACTCAAGGATCGGTGAAAATTGGTTATGTGAGTGGGGCCGCATACTTTAGTGGCTATGTCTCAAACTTTCGTGTAGTCAAAGGCACTGCCGTATACACCGCAGCCTTCACTCCTCCCACCGCACCCCTCACTGCCATCACCAACACCTCCCTCCTCCTCAACTTCACCAACGCTGGTGTCGTCGATGCCACTGCGAAGAACGTGCTGGAGACAGAGGGCAATGCACAGATCAGCACTGCACAGAGCAAGTGGGGTGGTGGGTCTATAGCGTTTGATGGGACGGGTGATTGGCTGATTTTCCCATCCTCAAATGCTTTTGCCTTTGGTACTGGTGATTACACAGTAGAAACGTGGGTTTACTTTACAAGCATTAACACAACAGATTTACAAATCATTTTTATGAGTGGTAGTACAAGTGGAAATAACTTTTATTTTCATGTGGATGGTAATCAAATTAGCGTAGGAACAAGCGCAGCCTTTATATCAAATCAAGTTTCATCGTTTTCCACCGGTGTTTGGTATCACATCGCTGCTTGTAGGGCTGGAGGAACGCTGCGTCTTTTTAAAGATGGGGTTCAGCAAGGAACGAATGCAACCGACTCAACAAACTGGACCTCCGAAGGGTTTGCAAGAATAGGCTCAAACCAAAGCTCTTCACAGACGCTTTATGGTTATGTGGATGACTTCCGTATCAGTAAGTTCGCCCGTTACACAGGCAACTTCACAGCGCCTACTGCGCCGTTTCCTTTGCAATAGGACAACATCATGCTTTACAGCAAACTAGGATCAATACCAAAGCCTGAGACAGATGGCACTGAAGGCTGGATCGAAGTCCCTGATGCACCTGCCTGTCCTGATGGCAAAGAAGTGGTGTGGTGGGGTAGTGAGTGGGTCATCCGTGATCCAAAGCCACAAGACAGAGCAGGTTTCCAGTGGAACTGGAACCACGGCGACAAAGCGTGGGTGGAGTGCGCTTATCCGGTGACTGCTACGGAAGAAATCATTGTTGAAGTTGTCACCGCTGACAGCATTGGCGGCGACTCGATTGGAGCGTAAACCATGGATGCTAATGCTAGCGCTAAAGACGTGGAGGCTAAATTGTCAACTCATGAGGCGGTCTGCGCCGAGCGTTACGCAGGCATCAATGCAAGACTTAAACGCTTAGAGCAAATATTGATTGCATCAGCCGGCGCAATCATTCTTTTGCTTGTCAACACTAACTTAAAACTTTTCCACTGACATGTTTGATCTTTTATCCGGTGGCTTACTTGGTTCGATCTTTGGCGGACTATTCCGACTCGCGCCAGAGATTCTCAAGTTCATGGATAAGAAGAACGAGCGCAACCACGAATTAAACATGTTCCAACTCCAAACGGATTTGGAAAAGATGCGTGGTCAATTTAAGATGGAAGAAAAGTACGTTGACCATTCCATCGCACAATTGGACGCCATCAAGGCAGCATTCAATGAGCAAGCAGAAACCGCCAAATCGGCCGGTTGGTTTGTGGCGGCCATCAGCGCATTAGTTAGACCTGGCATCACTTGGTCGTTGTTTTTCATGTATGCCGCAGTCAAAGTTGCGGCGCTTTGCATTGCCTTTCAAACGAACGCCAGTTGGTCTGAAGTGCTGACGCAAACATGGGACGCTGACGATTTTGGTTTGTTCAGCATGTGCATTTCATTCTGGTTCGTTGGTCGCTCGATTGAGAAGTACGGCAAATGAACGAAGGCATCCAAATCGCCAAAACGTTGCTAGTCATCCCGTTTGAGGGGTGCGCAAAGCGTTTACCCGATGGTCATGTGGCGGCTTACCCTGATCCTGGTAGCGGTGGCGATCCTTGGACCATAGGTT